ACGCTTGAGCATCAGCTTGCTGATCCTGCCGCCGTCGATCCCGAACTGGGAACCTTCCTCATAAACCTTCATCCAATAATGAAAAATGCTGTCGTGAATCTTAAGGCTTCCTTCTTTCCACATGGCGTGTACCTCCTTCGTTTTTGTATGTGTATATTCGCTCTGAAAGCACACAATAGCAAGTCAATTCAGAGATATAAATGCACCAAATATCGTGATGAAAGGGATGTGTTTTACGCCTCGCCTGTCAGGATGAAGTGGGTATATTCCTTGCGGTTTTCTTCGAGGTACACGACCAGCTCATAAAAGCCCATGTCGTTCGCGATGCGCTGCACCGATACTACATCAAACATATTCGTCAGACCGGTGTCGCGTATGGCCAAGATCTGCTTTCGCACCTTATCGGTCATCGTCGCACCTCCGGCAAAGGTCCTCGCCATAGACCACGTTAAGTCCGCTGCCGTTGTCCCAACTAACTATGATGCTTGCTGTGTCATCCACACAGGTTACAGTGCCTTTGGTGCCGATGGGCGGAGCCTGCACATCATCCATGCGAAGAAGCTCAACGCGGCAACCGACCGGAAATTGACGGCGGATGCGATCGACTACTTCTTTATTCGGAAATCTCATCATCAGTTGCCTCCTTTCCATTCAGCAGGGCATTTACCGCTTCTACTACAGCGGGGTCGTCGGTAGCGGCGTTCAGGTCCTCTGCGCTGAAGCCCTTCTTCGCTCCCGTTCGAAATGCGGCGCTGCCGGTCAGGTTCCGAAGAAGTGTCCGGCGCGTTTCCTTGAACTCATCGCCAATGAAGCCGAGCCTAAGAAGGAAGCAGCGGAAGGCGTACTTCTCATTGTCCGTTTCTTTTTCCTTGGCAGTCACACGCTTATGGCTCTTAGCTGCATCAAGTAGATGCCCAAGGAAATGAGACGCTGCACTTATGACCTCAGGCTCCGGAATGCGATCGAACCAAGGGAAACGGATAAGCTCCTCAGTGACCTCAATTTCTAAGCTGTCAGAATCGAGCGCTTTTTTGATGAGCGTTGCTTTGCTGTCCACCATCCTGCGTAGGTTTTCAATCGCCGCTTGGGTGGTGTCCTTTAGTGGGAGCTCGATGCAAAGCCCATCGGTGACTTCCTCGGTCTCAGCTTCAAAGCCCATTTCAGAAAGGCGCTCGATAAGCTGCTCACCCTTGCCGCTATTGGTGTGGTCATCGAAGGAAAGAATGCCGTCCTTGCTGATGGTGAAGTTGTCCACCTGATAAGCACAGGATGGAACGCCGAGGTACTTGGCGTCGCTTTCGAGAATTTGCGCGATGGCCTGTACCAGTCGCTTGCGGTCGGGTCCGGTTACGTTGTACTTGATTTCCATTTTCAAAACCTCCTATCGTTTTGGTATGTACATACATCACTCTAAAGGCACCATATAGCAAGTGATTTTCGAGAAATATATGTGCCAAATCGGTCGGAGGAAGAGTTGGTTCATCATCAGCGGTGCCATCGTCAAGCCTTGATATCCTCGCTGACTGTCACCTCTACATAGGAGTAGAGCAGACCATCCCGCTGAACAGAAACCTTGTCGCTAGAGCCGACCTGTTCGATGTACCTTTTAACAATAACGTCGCAGAACTTCTCATCAAGCTCGATGGTATAGCAGGAGCGGTCAGATTGTTCACAGGCGATGAGGGTTGAGCCGCTGCCGCCGAATGGATCGAGCACCAGCGTGTTGCTCATGCTGCTGTTCATAATCGGATACGCCAAGAGCGGGACCGGCTTCATGGTAGGGTGATCGCCATTTTTCTTAGGCTTGTCGAACTCCCAGATGGTGGTTTCCTTACGACCGGTGTACCACTGATGCTTTCCTGTTTTCTTCCAACCGTAGAGCACAGGCTCGTGTTGCCATTGGTATGGAGAGCGCCCCAGAACTAACGACTGCTTCTTCCAGATGCAGCAACCGGACAAATAAAAACCGGCATCCACAAAGGCTCTCCTGAAATTTAGCCCTTCGGTGTCGGCGTGGAAAACATAGATGCTGGCGTCAGTTGCCATGACCGCTTCGGTGTTTGTAAAGGCATCGAGCAGAAAGTGGTAGAAGGCGTCGTTACCCATGTTGTCGTTTTTGATTTTACCAGCGCTGCCTTCATAGTTGACGTTGTAAGGTGGGTCGGTGATCACGAGATTGGCTTTGGCTCCGGCCATCAGCAGTTCAAAGGTGTCCTTCTTAGTGCTGTCACCACAAACCAGCCGGTGTCGTCCAAGGGTCCAGATATCGCCGAGCTTGGTGATCGGCGGTTCCTTTAACTCTGCTTCCACATCAAAATCATCATCGTGAATGCCGTCTTTGATACTATCCTTAAACAGATCGTCTAGTTCAGCGGGATCAAAGCCTGTGAGCGATACATCGAAGTCTGCACCTTGCAAATCTGCAATGAGTAGAGCCAGCTTTTCTTTGTCCCATTCACCGGAAATCTTGTTCAGCGCGATGTTAAGAGCCTTTTCCTTCTCAACATCCATCTCGACCACTACGCACTCGACTTCGGCGATACCCATGTCGATGAGCACCTTCAAACGCTGATGCCCACCTACAACACAGCCGGTCACCTTATTCCAGATGACCGGTTCGACGTATCCAAACTGTTCAATAGAGCGCTTCAGCTTATCGTATTCCGGATCGCCGGGTCTTAAGTCCTTACGGGGATTGTAGTCCGCAGGCAGAAGCTCGGCGGTTTTCTTTTTCTCAATCAGCATATTTCTTTACCGCCTCTCTTAGTTCGTTATAACGGTCCAGCCATTCCCAGCGAGAAAGCGTTCCGCTGAAATGGCCATAGGCTGCTGTATCTGCATAAATCGGATCTCGCAAACTCAGTGCTTCGATGATTGCCGCTGGACGCAGGTTAAAAACCTCAAGGACCGCTTTGCGAAGAATCTCATCAGAGACAGCACCCGTACCGAAGGTGTCAATCTCAACCGCAACAGGATCAGCCTTGCCGATAGCATAGGAGATGGCCACCTGACAGCGTTTGGCATAGCCGCAACGGACGATGTTCTTTGCAATAGCTCTAGCCATGTAGGCACCGGAGCGGTCAACCTTCGTCGGGTCTTTTCCAGAGAATGCACCACCGCCATGAGCAGCAAGACCGCCATAGCTATCGACCATAATCTTTCGACCAGTCAAACCGGTGTCAGCTGCAGGTCCGCCCTCGACAAAACGGCCGGAGGGATTGATGAGGATTTCGGTAGTATCATCAAACGCGAATTTTTCGAACACTGGCCACAGCACTTGGGAGATGATCTCACTGCGGAGAATCTCTAAATCCTTATCAGCGCGGTGCTGTACAGAAACAATAATCGTTTTGATGCGCTTGGGCTTGTCATCTTCATACTCGACAGTGACCTGGGCTTTGCCATCAGGACCAATGCCCTTAATGACGCCATTTTTCATGGTGCTATCGAGCTTTCGACAAATGCCATGAGCAAATACGAGAGGGAGCGGAAGTTTTTCTACCGTCTCATCTGTGGCATAGCCATAAACAGTACCTTGGTCGCCAGCGCCGAGCATGGAATACCAAGAGGTATCTCCAGCACGAGATTCCAGCGCTTGATCCACACCACCAGCGATATCTTTGCTTTGCTGGTGGACGAATACAAATACGATGAATTTCCATGGGTTGTAGCCGACCTCCTCAAGAACTCTGCGGACCACCCAGCGGATGTCTACTTTTTTCGAGCAGGTGATTTCGCCCGCTACGATGATTTTGCCTTTTGTCGCCATGACCTCGCAGGCCACGCGGGAAGATTTATCTTTGCGCAGACACGCATCAAGAATGCTGTCGGCAATCAGGTCGCAGAGTTTATCTGGGTGACCCTTGCAGACACTTTCAGAAGTTTTGTATTTTGCCATATCATTTTCCTTTCCGGGCGGTTAAGAGCCGCTCCATAACATCATCTTGCGGATTCACACCGCTGTACTCGCCGGTACAGTTTTCCTTTACGATCTGAAAAATCTCCATCCATAGGCGGTTTGTTTGATTCATGTAGTTCTGACCCATTGCCACATATGGGCTCTGAATGGCATTGCCTGTTGTTGGGTGCTTTGCCAGAAAGCCGTATTCGGTGACTGCTTCCTCACACTGAATCCACCTGGCCACGCTCATGGCGTACCGCTCCAAAAGCTGCGGCGCTACAAGTACCGCACAGCCACGTTCGTTCAGCCAAGTCCAGGCGGATTTGTAGATTTCGCTCGCGACGAGCGTCTTGCCGTCTTTTTGTATGGCCTCGAGCATTTTGTTTGGTTCAGGCATTTCAAGACCTTTGAGATCTGCTGCATCTTGAAATTCCATCACAGTCAGTTTTCTGCCGCCAGGATTGCCCTCAGCAATTTTGTCGGCTAATGGCTTCTTTTTTGCGCCCGCGCCGATACGAGCGCCGCCACGGTTGGTACCGTCTTTTGCCAAAAGTATCACCTCACTTTGCGGGGATGGGGCTATTCCCTCGTTTGAAAGCGCGTTTTTCAACACGAAGCCCCACGCCCGGTCTCCAAAACCCAGGTCACAGAGATCTGACCGGCCCCTACCGGTTTGGTTCGGCCTACAATTTGGACCGAACCTCATTTCCATCTTCCGCCTTCGCGAGCCGTGATCTCTGAGTGGCACGGAGTGCAGAGACTCATGAGATTAGTTGAATCATTCGTTCCACCCTGCGATAAAGGTTTGATGTGATGAACCTCGCGAGCCGGGGTGACCTTGCCGGCTTTCTCGCATTGCTCGCACAGTGGATGCTCAACCAATTGCTGGTCACGAATACGTCGCCACGATCGGCCGTAGCGTTTCTTTTTTGCTGGGTCACGATCGTATTGTTCATATCGCTGTGATTCTTTCTTAGCGTGCTCATCACAAAACCGTTCGGTCGTCAGGTTAGGACAACTGGGATAGGAACACGGACGCTTGGGTTTCAATGGCATCAGAGATCACCTCAGTAGCATACAAAAAGCCCTCACGGTTTCCCGTGAAGGCTTCCTACAGTTTTTACACTACCATTGTATCAGGGCAAATTGGTAATGTCGTCCGGAAAATATTCGGTCTTTACTACCTTCCTAAGATTAAAATCGGAGGGGAATACTTCTTGAAATGACCTCATTTATTCTTTCACGTTCCTTAATCCAATTTGTTTCGTACGAATCATAATTCTGGATTGCATCCTGTAAATGCTTTTTAAGAGCACTGACCTTCAATGTCCCCGTTTTACGTTTGCATTCATAAGCTATTTTTTTGGCTTCATAGTTACAGATATATTTGTAATTTGTTATAGGAGCTAAGCTATTATAAATATTAACCAAAAGCTCTAAGGGGTACTGAACGCTA